GCTGCCTGACCCTCTGTGCTGTCTCGTTCCATGGTCTGTCTCAGGGAAAAGCTGCGCCAGGCGCCATTGAACTGATGGCGCCCAGATCCTTGGCAGTGATGCGGATGAAGCGGTCCGCATCCTGAAAATTCTGCGCATCGACGATGCGATAACGCCGTGCGCGGTACTCGATGACCCGGTCTTGCGAAAAATAGTCCGCCGTCGTCTCCACGCTGTAGCGCACCCAGAAGTAGTGGGTGGGATCTTCAGTCGTCGTGACGCCCATGCGGGAGGCAATTCCGCGAATAGGCTCGACCTTGGCCCAGCGGCGGATGCCGGCGTCGAAGGTCTGATCCACGTTGAAGCTCGCGTTCGGTGCGTCCGTCCAGCGGCGGATCAGGATGCGGCGATTGAGCTCCCCGGTGTCGGGCAGCATCAGCGCTTCGCTCATAGCAGTGCGATCCGGTAAGGATCGAGCAGCGCGTCCACATAGGGCAGCTTGTCCATGCGGCCACGCGCGAACGCCACTTCGCCGCGCTGGTTGTAGAGGCTGTCGACGCGCAGCTTGATCCAGTGCTTGATGCCTTCTGGCACCTGGGTCGAGTCTCCGTAGCCGGCCACGAACTGGACGTTGACCGCACCGATCTGCGGCAGGGTCGGTTGCCAGATCTGGCCGAAGATCGGCGTGATGCGCGTGAGGTCATCGGTGGAGGTCACCACGTAGTCCTCGGGCGGCATCGTCACCAGGTTGAAATTCATGTCCTGGTAGTCGATCGACGTCACGGCCTGCACCGGCCCCTTCGGAATGAGGATGGCATGCCCGGGAATCGAGTACGGCAGTCCTGCCGGCACGCCCATCAGGCTCGGCCCAGGGAAGGCATCGAACACCAGGTTCCAGGTGGCCGGGAGCAACTGACGGTTGGTCAGTGTCTCGGCCATCTGCCGGGCGCTGCCGATGAGCGCCAGGATCAGCGCGTCGTCATCCGGAATGTCGACGCGCAGGTGCAGCTTCACCTCCGCCAACGACACCGGCTCGGCAATGCCGGTGAAGGCATCGACGGCCGGCGGCGTCACCAGATGGAATGGCATCAGCCTTGGCTGCCAGCGGCCGGAGTTGCCAACGGTGCGGTACCGGACTGATCGGTCGCAGTCGTTGCCGGATCAGGGGCCGTGGCGGTCTGCAAAGGTGCTTGCTCGGTCGCTTGTGCCGTGGGCTGAGCGTCTGCAGACTGCGCGCTGGCGGGCTGAGGTGCCTGCGCCTGGGCTGTGGCCGACGCGTCGCTGGCTTGGGCGGGAGCCGGGGCCACCGGTGCACTCGCCGCCGCGCCTTGATCGGCACCCGTGCTTGCACTGTCCACAGGCGGGGTATCAGTTGCAGATGCCGTATCTGTGGCAGGTGCCGTGACACTGGCAGCGGGTGCGGGATCAACGGCAGGCGCCGTAGTCGTCGCAGTCGACGCGGGTGCGGAGGCGTTCGGATCAGAGGTCACTGCATTGCTGGTGGCCGCTGCGTCAGTGACCGTGGCATCACTACCTGGCGCCTGGGTAGGCGTGGTCGCTGTGGGTTGCGCCGTGTTGTCCGCCGGCTGTTGGCTCGCAGCCTGCGTCTGGCTCGGGTCGACCGGGGCAGCATCCGCGCTGGTGGTCGTGACATCGATCACCACGATTTCAGCGTGGCCGGCCTCCACATGCGAGAGGGTTTCGTCATCGGCCGGATAGCTCTGGCCCTTGGCGTACTTGACGGACTGCACACCGGCGCCGTTGACGTGGAAGAAATCGATGAGGTAGCGGATCAGATTCATGGAAGAACTCCTGGTTGGGGTGAAAAGTCGAAGAAAAAGCGTTGATAGCGGCCGATCCGGGATTAACCGGTGACCTGCACGACCGTGGCCGCGTTCAGAGAGCTGGCCGGCTCGAAGCGCGCATTGATGCCGAGCAGCAAGCCCGCGATCAGTCCGGCGGACGAGAGCGTGATCTGCAGTTGCACGAAGGCGTAGCCGTTGTTGGTGTCGAGCTCATCGACCGAGCAGTCGATCAAGGCCTGCACGTTGGTTGCGCTGCCGGCGGCGATCGGAGCCAGCGCCTTGGCCTGGCCATTGACGGCGGTGATCGGCTTGGCGCCGGTGCCCGTGGCATCGAGGGCCTGCAGCAACTGCGCGTTGAGCACGCCATTGACGTTGGCGCCGGTATCGATCAGCGCCACCAGGCGGTGGACGTTACTGACCGCGATCCAGGCGGTTTGAGCGGCATTGGCGTTGACGGGGCCGGTGCGGCCAAGAATGGCGAACTGCTCCGAGCCCTTGGTATTGGGAAAGCCCATGGGATGTCCTTTTGTGTGAGTGAAAGATCGCTAATGGGGAGATCAGCGCGCACCGAGCTGGACAAAGGGCGAGAGCGTGGCCGCGCCCTTGGCGGGTGCGACGGCCTGCGCGATCTTGCTTTGCCCGTCCATGCGGAAGGTGGTGCGAAAGGCCACCGCATCGGCATCGAAGTACAGGTGCATGCTGGTGGCGGTCTGCAGGCCGCCGGCCTTGGTGATCGTGTGGTAGTACTGCAGGTCCACCAGCAGCACGTCCCCCTGGCTGGAGAACGACGCCGGGTGCTGCGAGAAGATCACCGGCAGGCCCAATAGCGTGTTGCGCTGCACCTGGGCGAGCGAGCCGCCAAGATTGACCTGGTAGCCGATCGGCATGAAGGCCGGCATGCCGTTCCAGGTGATGCCGTAGAGCGCCGCCTGGACTGACTTGTTGATGATCCACACGCCCTTGTTCTCGGAACCGGGCATGAAGCGCGACTGCATGTTGAGCAGGTTCGTGAGCGACAAGGTCTGGGTCGCTTGGCCCTGATCCTTGGGCACGGTGATGACCGCGCCAGACTGGAAAGCACCGAGCGGCACGCCATCGCCCTGGCCATTGAGGATGGCCTCGTTAGTCTTCCAGCGGATACGTTCGGCGATCTGCTTGGGCAGATACGACGTGAGCGCGTTGGTGTCCTCCAGCAGCTCGGAGGTGATGGGCACCAGCGCCATGAGCTTTTTGAGGCGCAGCGTGGTCAGGCCCAGTTGCGGCTTGGTGGCCTGGGCCACGGACGCTTCACCTTGCCAATAGGCGCGCACGCCGTTCGATCCCCAGGGCGTGGTCTCATCCTTTGGGAAGGACATGCTGTTGCCGGAGATCTCGACGTTGTCGGTCAGCGGCAGCAGACCGTCCTCGCCCAGCGAGAGCGTGAAGATCTCCTGCGCAAACTGCGGCGGCACGGCAAAGCCGCCATCGACACCGGCCGACTCGTTGGCCACCAGGCCGGGGGCGACGGCACCGATGCCGGAGCCGACCAAGAGACGCTCGTCGACCACACCACCGGCGCGACGGGCCACCTCGGCCTGGCGCACGGACTTCAGGAATTCGCCAACGCTGGCAAAGCCACGCCGGGGATCGAGCTCACGGTTGTCGCTGACGGTGATGATGCTCGCGCCTGCCGGTGCGCCGACGGCGGAAGCCACGGCCACACCAGGCTGCCCCGCGTTACTCGATGCCAGCGCGACGGCCACGGTGGCCGAACGGGCTTCTTCGGCGATCAGGGCCATCTCGCGATCGATGGCGGCCGAGGCCGATTCGATCTGCGCGCGAAGGCCGTCAAAGCGAGAGGCTTCGTCGGTGGTCAGGTCGCGGTTTTCAGATGCGGGGCCTTCAGTCAAGGCTCGCGCGTCCTTGACGAGGTTGGCCTTCTTGGCCTGAAGCTCTCGTAGGTGTTTGCTCATTGCGGGTTCTCCAAATGAAAAAACCCGCGCAGGTGAATCACCGGAGCGGGTATGAAAAAAGCCGCCGAGGTTTCCCTCCAGCGGCTGTTCGTTGGTCCTGCCCAGCAATGCCGGGCAGGCAGAAAATCAAATCAAGGCCAGCGTGTTCCTGGCTTGGGTCAGACGGGACGTGGCGCGGCTCTGAGCGCGGCCACGCTTTTGCATCATCGAAATCACGTCATCGAAGGTGGCGATGCCATCGACCATCTTCTGCGCGAGCGCCGCGTCGGCGCCCAGCACACGGCCTTGACCCATGCCCTCACGCACGCTGGCGATCGGCTGGCCGCGCCCCTTGGCGACGGCTTTGGTGAAGGCACCGTAGTAGTCGTCCACGCGCGACTGCATGAAGCCACGCGCTTCCTCGTCCAAGGGCTCGTAGGGATTGCCTTCGACCTTGTATTTGCCGGCCGAGATCAAGGTGGGCTTCACGCCGTCGGTGGCC